AGGCGCGCGATCTTTCTATGGCATCGCCGCGCCGGCAAGGATCAGGTCGGGCTCCGCTGGACTTCGGTTGCCGCGCATCGGCGTATCGGGAACTACTGGCACATGCTCCCGACACAGAAGCAGGGCCGAAAGGCCGTCTGGAACGCCATCAACCCGCACTCGGGCAAGCGGATCATCGACGAGATTTTCCCGCCCGAGGTGAGAGAGTCGACGAACAGTCAGGAAATGATCGTGCGGCTCAAATGCGGCTCGACGTGGCAAGTCGTCGGCTCCGACAACATCGACTCGCTCGTGGGCTCGCCGCCTGTGGGCGTCGTCTTTTCCGAGTTCCCGCTGACGAACCCGCGAGCGTATGACTTCGTTCGCCCGATCCTGCACGAAAACGAGGGATGGGCGATCTTCGCGTACACGCCGCGTGGCCGAAATCACGGCTACCGGCTGTGGCAAAACGTCAAGGACAACCCGGATTGGTTCTGTCAGGCGCTCGGCATCAACGAGACGGCCAAGCTCAACGGCAAACCGGTCATTACCGAGGACGCGATTCAAGAGGATCGCGACTCCGGCATGGCCGAGGAACTGATCGAGCAAGAGTATTACGTCTCGTTCGACGCGCCGCTCGTGGGCGCCTACTACGGCGCCAACATTAGACAGCTTCGCGAGAACGGCTGCATTGGCGACTACCCGCACCAGCCGGAGGCGCCGGTCGACACGTTTTGGGACATCGGCGTGGGCGACTCGACGGCGATCTGGTTTGTGCAGCAGGTCGGCAAGCAGCTCCACATCATCGACTACTACGAGAACAGCGGCCAAGGCATCGAGCACTACGCCAAGGTCTTGCAGAACAAGCCGTATGTCTACGGCACGCATTGGGCGCCGCACGACATTCGCGTTCGCGAGTGGGGCACCGGCAAGAGCCGGGCCGAGATCGCGATGAATCTCGGCATCAAGTTCCGCGTCGTGCCGAATATCCGCGTGGAGGACGGCATACAGGCCGTGCGCGCGATTCTGCCGCGCTGCCGCTTCAACGTGCCCGAGGAATCGACCGGGATCATCACCGACGGCGTCGAGCGGGGCGTCGAGGCGCTGTCCATGTACCGCAAGGAGTGGGACGAGGACAAGCAGTGCTACGGCGACAAGCCGCTGCATGACTGGACTTCGCACCCGGCAGACGCCTTTCGCTACATGGCGGTCGCGCTCAAAGACCGCTACACGCCGCATCGCTCAACCGACTTGAGTGACCCACCGGGAGAGACATTCAACGAAGCCTTTAGACGGCACATGCGCCAAGCGCAGCCGGCACAGGGCGATTCGCGAATCTAGGGGAACACATGGCGATCCAAGACCAGATTCAGGAAGCCGCCGAGAGCTTCATCAACACGACCGGCCAGTTCACCACGGACGCCGGCATTTTCAACTCGGTCATTCAGGGCAAAGAGGGCGACAGCGTCGACACCGAGGCGGGGTCGATCCCGACGCTCGCGAGCGCGATCAACACCACGATCAACGTCTTGCGCGATCAGGGCGATTCGATCCTGAGCAACGCTCGCGTCGCCCGCAATCAGGCGCAGGCCGCGCGCAGTGACGCGGAGTCGGCAGCCGACAACGCATCGAGCAGCGCCTCGCAGGCGAAGAACTACCGCGACGCGGCGCAGACAGCTCGTGGCGAGGCGAACTCGGCAGCAAGCACGGCTTCGACCGCTGCGAACAACGCGCAGGACTACCGCGACGACGCGCAGGACGCCGCCGACATCGCCGAGAACAAGCAGCAGTCGGTATTCAACAGCCTCAACACGCAGAAGTTCGCGGGCGGCAAGCTCTCGCCAATGGCGAGCTATACCCGCAACGGGCCGGGCGCGGTGATTTTCATGTTCACCTATCCGAACATTTACGCCACGGATACGCCCAAGAACGTTGACTATAACCTGCTCGACGAAGATTTCTGGCTTCGTCGGATGCTGGCCGCTATCAACAACAACCCGCACGTTCACTACTGCGTTGTCGTTAACCCGGCCAGCGGACCGGGCGAAGCGCGCGACGAGCAGTTCACCATCGCTATCGACTTGCTGCATGGCGCTGGCGCAACCGTAATAGGGTATATCTCGTCTGATTGGGGTGGCGGCGTTGGCGACCCTGACAACATTGAAGGCGGCGGAGGCACCGGCCCGGATACCGGATCGGGCGCGTTCTATGACCCGTTCGGCAACGTGGAGGATTATAAGCAGCTTGTTGACGACTGGGTGAGCTTTTACCCGTCCATCGACGGCATCTGGTTCGACGAAGCTCCGTTCTATACGGCTGACGGCCAAGACGGCAGCCCGAATCCCAACGAGGGCGATGCAGCGTTCGGCTTCTACAAAGAGCTGTACGACTACGTCAAAACTGAAAAGCAGCTTGCCATCGTCGGCCACAACCCCGGACAAAAGCAGTTCGACGCGCGCTATATCACCGAGAACGCGGTCGATTTTACCTGCATGTTCGAGCAGGAGTACGACCCGCCCGTCGAAGACTTGCAATCCACCTTCAATAATAACAACAGCTACAACACGGTGCGCAAATCGCAGCTTATCGCTATGCCGCACAACCTTGGTGAGCTGGATCAGGTGGCGGTCAACGACCTGCTCATCAAGTTTTCGCGCTTCGTGGACTGGTTTTTCTACTGGCCAAACAATCTATACGGCAACGACGTGCCTTGGAACGGCACAACGTATGCCGATTATATCAACCGTGTCGGCGAGGCGTGGCAAGAATACCTGCTTCCGCCGCGCTTGCAGAACACGAGCTAATCGCGCATGGAACAAGAGATCGAGAAGGATTACACCGACCGCGCCGCGCACTGGAAGTCGGAAGTCGATCTTGCCAAGAAAGACAGCAGCGACTTCCGCAAGCGCGGCCGAAAGGTGCTCGAACGATTCGAGGATCAGCGCCGCGACAACAACGACCATCGCTTCAATATCCTGTGGTCGAACACAGAGATTCAGAAGGCGGCGGTCTTGTCGCAGACCCCGTCGCCGGACATTCGGCGGCGCTTCTACAACGACGACGACATCGCAAAGCGGGCCGGCGAGATCGTGTCTAAGGCGATCAGCTTTTCGCTCGACGACGAGGGCGCCTATGACGAGCTGGCATCGGTTCGTGACGACGCGCTCCTGCCGGGATGGGGCGTCGCGCGCGTCCAGTACGACGCCGACGTTGAGACCGTCTATTTAGACGAGGACGAGTTCGGCTTCTACATGCCGGACGGCTCCGAGGTCATCGACCCGGAGTTCGACGAAGACGACGACCCGTTCATCGAGCGCAAGGTTCCCGGCTCGGACGCGGCATGGATTGAATACGTCCCTTGGGACGAGGTCTATATCAGCCCGGCCGACCGCTGGCGCAACGTCACATGGGTAGGCTTTCGCCACGAAATGCGCTACCGCGAGCTGGTCGAGCAGTTCGGCAAGGAGCTGGCTGACGACCGCGATCTTATCCCCATGTCTCTCAGCCCAAACGCTGACCCGGATGACGACCGCAAGACGCCGTCTAACTGGAAGCGTGCCGAGGTATTCGAGATTTGGGACAAGGATCGCCGGGAGCGCGTCTGGTACGCCGAGGGCGGCACCGACGTAATCGAGGTCGAGGCCGACCCGCTCGGGCTTGGATCGTTTTTCCCGATCCCCGAGCCGGTCTACTTCATCCGCACGACGCGATCCATGATGCCGATTGCTGAGTACAGCATGTATCAGGATCAGGCGCGCGAGCTTAACGACGTGAACCGTCGCATCGTGCGTCTCGTGCAGATGCTCAAGATCGCCGGCCTGTACGACGCGGCCAGCGAGAAAATCCCCGATCTGGTCAACGCCGACGACGGCGACTTTCTGCCGATTGAGACGGCGGGCGAGCTTCGCGCCAAGGGCGGTCTCGAATCGAGCCTGTTCTTCCTGCCGATCAACGAGATCGCCAAGGTGGTCACAAGCCTGTTCGAGCATCGCGACAGTCTCAAGGCCCAAATCTACGAGCTGACCGGCATCAGCGACATCATGCGTGGCGCCTCCGACTCGCGAGAGACGGCGAGCGCGCAGAAGATCAAAGGCCAGTACGGCAGCCTGCGCATCGAGCGCAAGGCAAAGCCAATGGCCCGATTCGCGCGTGATTCGATTCGGCTGCTTGGCGAGGTAATCGCCGAGCACTTCGACCGGGAGACGCTGGAAAGCATCACCGGGGAGGAGGTCGACGACGAGGTCATGCGTCTCTTGACGAATGATCGGATGCGGCGCTTCCGCGTCGACATCGAGACGGACTCCACGGTCGAGCCCGACCGCGAGGCCGAGAAGCAGTCGACCAACGAGTTCATCACGGCGGTTACGCAGTTCCTACAGGCGGGCGGCACGGTCTCGCAGCAGAGCCCTGCGCTCGTCCCGATGATGATGGAAATGCTCAAGTACATGGTTCGCCGCTACGACCAAAGCGCGGCGCTCGAAGAAGTGATCGAGCAGACCGCGCAGCGTGTCACGCAGCAGGCCATGAACCCGCAGCCGCCGCAGCCGAGCCCGGACAAACAGCTCGACGCGCAGACCAAGCTCAAGCAGACCATGTTGGATAACAAGGCGAGCCTCCAAGAGAAGATGATCGAGGTGCGCTCCGAATCCGACAGACAGCGTTTGCAGGCTCAGGTCGATCTAATCGACACGATGATGGGAGTCGCAGCATGACCGTCAGGAGTTGGGTACAAATCGACGGCGAGCTAGTGCCTAAGCACCTTGCGCCGTCCAATGAGCGCCCCGGCGCGACCGGGCCGAACATCATTGTCGACTCAATAGACCCTTTCCAGTCTCAGGCAGACGGGAAGGTCTACACGTCGAAGTCAGCCTATCGCCGCGAGCTGAAAGCGCGCGGCTACCGCGAGGTTGGCAACGACCGTATCTCGAAGCCGGCGACCAAGCCCGCAGACG